CAAAATAGCATCTTTTGAAAAAGTTTCTTGTAAAATTAATTTTTCATTATCCGAAAAAACTCGCTGCTCACCAATACCAGAAGCTAAATAATTAACATATAAAGTTGCATATTCATTTCCAACTTCATTTTCGGTTAATACATAGATAATTTTTGCCTCTACTTTAGTAGTATCTCCTACAATTGTTTTTCCTACCAAATCGGAAATGTATTGATTAACATCAATACCTAGATACTGATTTTCAATTTTTACAGCAAAAAATTGATTATTATAATTGAGTTGTCCTGGGATTACAACTGATCCCTCTTTAAATACATGATTACCAAATTGTTCAATTTGGTTTTGTAACGTTGATTGTAACGTTGTTAATTCTCTTGCCTGAACAGGATACCCTGGTTTAAACAATACTTTATGATAATTTTTTGTAGGATCAAAATCATCAAAATATGGCGAAACGTTGAGGTTAGTCTGTTGAGGCATGATTCTTTAGAATTGCAAAATGACTTTAATATCTTCTTTTTGGTTAGTTGATCTAGTAATCGATGGACGATTATCAACATAAATTGTATTTCCAGAATATTTTTTGACTTCTGGATTTGCTACACCACTTGTAAAATCTTGGCCCAAATAATATGTCCTACTATTTATTGTAGTTGAAATACCACTAAATCCAGTGTCAATTGAAAGGTTTGTGCTGCCACCTTGAATCGTTAGAGAACCTCCACTTGCTGGTAAGGAAGTAAATCTATTTAATTTAAATCCATATGTTGGAAGAGAATTTTGGGTTCCATCAGTATTAAACCCAACCAAGGTTCTGTCTTGCCAATATTTTAAAACACCAGTATTTTGATCATATGAAATAACCCTACCAACCGCTGTAGATCCAACACCAACTGTTTGAGTGATTCTACTATCTGCTGCGAATGTAGCTGAACTATATCCAACTCCAGTCAATTTTAGAGCATAGACTGCACTTGCTTTATCAAGATTTAATAAAGAAGTTGATCCATATGCCTCTGGATTTTCAATAATTCCAACCCTAGCAATTTGATTTCCTGTAATAAAATCTGGATTTTGGGAGTCATTTTCAATTCTAGAGTAAATTAAAACATTAAATGCACCCAATTCTCTATAAATGTTTGCACCATGTCCACCTTTAGGTGGAATAATTACATCAAAAGTTGGTGCGGTTGTTCCTGTCGGTACATTTCCAGCAACTAAATCAACAGTTCCGTAGGTATATCCAGATCCTCCATTAGAAATAGTAATAGATTCTACTTTAGAATCATTATTAATAATGACTGTTGCTTCTGCATTAAAACCATCTCCACGAATAGGAACTCTGGTATAAGTTTTGTTTGCTGTTCCTAAACCAACTCCACGATTTACAATTGTTACAATTTTTAATTGTCCACTAGTAGAAGCATTGTTTCTTACAGCCGAATCTGTAGAATTGGTTTCCCAATCTCTAGGAACTGGCATAAAGTTAATAGAATCAAACTTAACAATATCGCTTGGTTTAATTGTATAAAGATACTTCCAAATATATCCATCTCCACTATTACCAGCAGATCTTGGCTCTAAATCTGTAAAAGTTGGCTCATCTAATGATGGTTTTCCTTCTGGATTTTCAGGATCAATGCCATTATAAAGACAAATATAAACTTTATAATCGCTATTTACTACATAAAAATTTGATGAATATAAACTGGTTACTCCTGAAGGCTTTGATAAATTAGTTCTACTAATATCATGCCGATACATGTCATATGTTGTACCAGAAGTCCAAGTGATTTTTCGAATTACTTGTTTTACGTCACTGGAATTAATTTTTTTTAATGCAATTGCAGTGTCCCAATGATCATTTTCTTGATCAAAATTATCCTTTGGGGCAGGAGGATTAATATCCCAATTAGAGCTATAATTTGTTGCATTGGGAAGTCCTACAAAAGCATAATAAGAATTTGCTGAAGATGTTGCTGCAGCAACGAAATTCTTCGCATTTAAAATTCTTAATTGATCAGTTATAATTGCAGACATTTTGTCGTTTTTTTATCTATTTATGTGTTATAATTGCGGTATTTGAGTGGATTTACTCTTTGAATTGTTGGTGAAGTACTAATTCCTAAAATACCATTATTATAAATTGTAAATTCTTTAGGATCTAATCTGACAAAAGAACTTAATCTTCCCCAACTATATTCACCATAGAAACTACTAAATCCAAATCCACTTAATCCATTATAAGAATCAAGACTTACAGTTACTTGAGCAACATAAGTTAATCCAACTCCAGCAACATCAGTTTGCGCGATAGAAACTGATGCTACCTCGTAAATATTATCAATAAAAGTACTTCCTAGTCCAACAACAGATCCATCTTGTCTTAAAGAGGTAACTCCATATCCAATATTGGAATTATCAATAATAAAGTAATATCCAGTTTGAATTCCACTAACTCCTGTAGTTGCAATACCAACAGTATTAATGTTTAAATCTCTTAAGAAAGAATCTTGAGGAATAAAGAAATCAAACACAATACCCGTAGATGCAACTCCAACAGATGTTGAATTGACTCCTACAATAATACCAAAGTCACCTTCATAAGAAACATTATCAATTATCTCATACTTGGGTGGAGGTTGCTCTATTAAAACAGATGGTGGATTTGTGGTAGTATACCCATATCCAGGATAATCTATGGAAATAGATGTTACACTTCCAGATGATATAGTTGCTGTTGCTGTCGCTCTTGTTGTTCCAATTCCAATTGGATCAGAAATCGTGACAGTTGGTGTTGTTGTATATCCAACGCCTCCATCAGAAATAACGATTGAACTAATTGTTCCAGCGATTGAAACTAAAGCAGTTGCGATTCCTCCAACAATTATATCTTGATCTATAAGAATTAATTTTCGTGGTAACTTAGAACTTGAATCATACTCTTTAGCATGATCAAAAAATGTTTTAACACTTTCGACAAAAATTTCATCTGAAGAAATGCCTACATTTTGAATAATATTTGTTGTTGGTTGAATCAAAGGTTCATAAGAAATTCTATCTTTACCAACACCAACACCATTAATAATTTTATCTTCAGTTTGTCTACACCAAATCAAAGGCCTCAATAGTGTACTATCTTGAGTTAGTCCTGGTTTATAATAAGCATTAGTTTGAATTATATCTGTAGAGTTTATTTGAGTAACCAATCTCTTATTTTGTGTCAAGTCAATGCTATCATCATATAATTGTACGGTGTCGCCTTCTTTGATTGTTTCAAGAATATCAACAGTTATAACATCAATATCACCATTGCCTTTATAAAAAAGTAATTTTGATATGTCTCCAGGTTTTGGAGGCTCTGGGAAAGTAATTGTACTTCCGCCATCAAATGTGTATCCATTTCCGGGAACTTGCAAAATGTCATTAATGAAAACTAATAATGTTGCTTGAATATCAATATTTGATCCTTTTCTTGCTCTAATTGTCGTTTGAAGTCCGTCAATTTTTAATGGGAAAGTTTTTAACTCGCCATCAAATAGATTATCAATAGGATCTAAAACTTGTAAATCTCCAATCGTCATTCCAAAGAAAGAATCTGTTTGAGTTCTATCAATTGCAATTTGGAACTCTTCAAAAGTAAGCGCAGTGTCTGTTGGAATACCAGTTGATCCTCCAGTAGCAACAGTTAGAATTTCGCCTTGTCCATAAGAATATCCAGTGTTTCTAATTTCAAAGTTAATTACGCTTGAACCTTGGCCAACAACAATATCGACAACCGCTCCAGTACCTACTCCAAGAACGGAAGAGGAACTATAAATTAATGGAATATTTGAATATGAAAGTGGATCATCAAATACTACAATTGGGGGATTGGATGATGTATAACCAATCCCAGGATTTGTGATTGCAACTCCAATAACATGTCCATCACTTATAGTAGCAATTCCAATATACTCAATATTGACAATTCCAGTGCTTTCGGTAATAACTCCAACATTGACGTGAGTTTGAATTCCAGATCTATATCCAGAACCACTGTTTCCAATACTAATTGATTCAATAGTTCCCGCAATAGAAACAATTGCAGTTCCTCCTGCAGCAACTAATGGTTGATACCCAAATCCTTCAGTTGATGCGACAGAAACTATAATTCCACCACGAGGAATGCTTGCAGTATTGACATCATAATCTGTAGAAATTCCTGTTCCAGTAAATGTGATTGACGTAATTCCTGATTGCTCACTAAGATCATAATCGCCAATAATTGGATTTGCTCCATCTCTTGCTGGCCCTTGGAAAATTTGATTAATTAAAACTACAGCATTGCTGGTTGAGAATCCTGTGACATTTGAATTGTTTGTTTGTAGCGTAAATGTTTTATCGGATCCATTAAATTGCGAAGAAATATCATCAAAAATGTAATTATTATAGTATGGTTCATTAGAAGTTTGTGGGACTCCAGATTTTGTAAAAACTCTTCCACTAAATGTGGATCCAGTAGTCAATCCAACATAATCTTGTTCATCTGCTCTATTTGATGGATTGGAAAAGGGAACTAGTCCATATGGAGCAGTAACAAAATGAATAGTATTATTAGTAATATTGTAATTTCCTAAAACTTTAGTTATAATAGAATTTTGAGCGTGTGTTGCAACTCCAGTTCCAAGAAGAGGACGTTCAACCACTACAGCATTAGTAAATCCAATTCCAATTGAACTAATCTTCATAATTTCATTATCGATCTTAATTAAATCCCCACCAAAGAATGAGGTGATTCCACTTAATGTTATTTGAGTATCTGTTGCCGAAACATATGTACTAATAGTTGTTGTTATTGCTGTAGAAACAATGGGAGATTGTATTACATTATCGATACTAATCAATGCTTTATTATTTTGATTCAAAGATCTTAAAACATGAGAAGTTCCGATTCCTACACTGCTCAAAGTTAATACAGATGGAGGAACACTTAAAGCTTCAGATGCTGATGCTGCTACCCGAACATAAAGATCATTAACTTTTACGACATACAAATCTGTTGGCAATTTGTCGGTAGTGCCAATACCAACAATTGACGTTGTGGAAATTCCAATTGCATTTAATGTGCCCGCACCAGAATCATCATAAGTGTATGATATTTTTTCACCTGTAACAAAGAAGTGATTTGGAACTTTAATTGCATTTAAACTCAAATCTACAATTGAGGAATCATTTCCAAGAACATATCTTTCAAAAATTGAAAGTTCTTTATAAGTTAGTGGAAAAGACTTTTTGATGTCAATGTCAGTTCCACTATATGATCCATAATCACCCTCAATATTTGCTAATTCTAAATCTATTTCTGAATCTAAAGATAAATTGTGAACATGACTAACTAAATGTTCAAATACTCTAACTTGGCAATCTATATTTGCATTTGGAGTAAATTTAAGTTGATAATTATTACCAGAAAGATCTGCACTGAAATCGCCAAGATATGAGTTTGTAGTTAAAGTTCCAAACTCTGTTATATAAGCATTTGAACCTTCAGAAATACCAATTATCTCTTCAGTTTGATATTGATTATTGGTAGTATCTTCTATTGAAACAATATAATATGCAGAAGTATAGTCATCAAGATTGAATTGAGAAACTACCGTAGCTGTTGGTGATGTTGATGATGCAATAGAAACAAAGTTAGAAGAAAGTTGCGTGTCAAGAATTGTTGAAGTTCCAACTCCTACTGAGTTTGTATTTGCAATAGAAACTTGGATCGTATTTACATTATAATCAGTACTCAATCCAACATTTGGAGTAAAATCGATATTTAAAGTAGATCCCGAAATATATGCAGAGTATGTTCCCAATCCAGGGATTCCGTCTGGTTGAAGAGTATCAGTGGTTAACTGTCCATACTCAAGTAACTCTACATTAGTGTTATCATGTATTAAAGTAATCTCATCGACTTCAAAATATGACTCATCTGAAGCAGTAAATAAAATTAAAACTTTCGTTGATCTATATGTAGATGCAATTCCAACAATAGTTGTTGCTGTAGATGTTCCTATAGATACAAGAGTTGTTGAACTTTGAATTTTTACGACATCACCTAAATTGCAAGTTGCAATTCCCGAAGCAATATCTCCAATTCCATAGGATGATAATGAAATGTCGTAATTATTTAATGCAAATTGTTTTGGGAAAAATAAGAGTTGCCCATCAGTTCCACTTATATTAAAATCAAAAGAACCCAAATCATGAACAGTTTCAACTCTTCCATATTGATTCAAATATGCATTACCACCATCATCATGCAACATCGAAATTATAAGAGTTTCTCTTTCATTTGTGTCAAATGTGTCAAATATAGATGCGATATATTTTTTATACCTATGAGCACTTGTTAGGAAAGTATCAACTACACTGAATTTTGTTGGCCTTGGATTACTATTGAATTGATTTCCTAAATCATCAACAACTAAAACTCTATTGCCTATCGATTCTAAGTAATCTTGCACCACTTGAGAATTCAATACAATCTCATTTGAAGCAAAATTGCCACTAATATTAATAAT